TACAACAAACGGAAAATGCCACCCAACTCCTAGCAACCGTCACAATCCCATCTGCACCAGATGGGTGCTACGTATTCGGGCTATACGATGACAACTACCCGAATCAATCAATCTTTGCCTTCTCGAATACACTTTACTTGAACAATGAGGATTGCTTCAGTTCGATGTGGCAATTCGGATCGTCTGAGGATGCCATTATTGAGGGATTTGAATACTACTCCGGTTGGATGCAACAGTTACGGCTACCAATCAACGGAGCAGGGCAGAAGCCAAAGATTGAAGAAAGCATTTATCGTAACTCAGACGGAACCTATCAAAGACCTTCCAATTATTCTGATTTAACCGTAGATTTGCATAGTGATTATTTGGACCTTGAAACACGGAATGCGGTATTTTCTGCCACAAGATGCCCGATCCTTATTTTCGAAGACCAATCCATATTTGTTTCTGGGGATTTGGACGTTGCCACCGTTCAGGACTTCTCAAACAAAACCTCTTATAGAAAACTTGCACAAATGAAGTTTTCAGCACTAATCCAAGGCTTTCAGCCTAACAACAACGCCTGCATAGGGTGTTAAAATTCAAACATTCAAATGAATATTACTCTCAATTGTCCTCCGGTTTCTTGCTATAAGAACTACCGTTGTGACGTGGATTATAAAGGTCGGATCATTGGGGCAGCGTTGGTTAAAAAGACCGTTGCAAGCCTCATTGACAAGACAGATGCCACTACTCTTCTGGACTCAATCTTCTATCAGGCTTTAGACGGGAATGCTATTCTATTCCTGAACATTGCAGGTGACAAACCGAAACCAGAAACGGCAGAACTTCCGGGTGTTGGATTGCGTATCAATCGACCAGGGGCAAAGACTCACACATTGAACTTCATCGATGCACAGGTTGTCGCCAATGTGGATTCGTACAATAAAATCCTTCGTTCTTCACAGAACTATGACCTGTACTACTTCACTCCTGAATTGTACTGGGATGCTTCTGGAACGCAGGTGACGGTTATCGGTGATCCGGTTATCCAGAATGACCTGACTCAGTTCATCAACGGTGAAACAATGATCAAATGGGTAGCAGATTCAAACCCTGTTCCTTCTGATTTCGACACGGATAAATTACTTGAAGGTCTGTTCTACGAGGTAAGCGGAGTTGATGCGATTACTGCACCAATCGGCTTCATTCAGAGTGAAACGTATACAGCCTCTCTGAATTACGATTTCGGTTCACAAAGTCTTCCATCAACTGTTTGGTCACTCGGTTCATCTGCTGCCGTTATTGCGGCCTTGGGTGCAACGATTGACGCAACAACTGGTTCACTTGACATTGATCCGCAAGTTGTTGGGGATTATGTCTTGACCGTAGTTGCATCCAACGAAGCCGGATGTATCTTTGGAAGTATTGATGTATCAGTAACTGTAACTGCATAATAACGTGAACGAGCAACTTCTTTTGGGCATTATCAAACTTCTCTCTAAAGATAAAATTAGAGAGGGGCAATCAGAGTACATACACGAAATCCGTGAGATTGCGGATGAACTGGAACCACACTTTGATGAGGATTACCCGAAGAAGTTGCTACGTGTGCAGCATCCCGGTGAGCAGGATTGGATGAAAATCTACCGGAAGGAACGGTGGCAACCCAAGACAAGAACGGCAACCGGACGGGTGTACACGACCCTGCAAAAGATTCAACAGGCTGATGATTTCAAAATCATTTTCAAGAATGACTTTGCCGATATCGGGATAAGTGAAAGCAACCCGAAAGGGTTACCTTCCAAATACTGTTTGGAGAATCTGCCTAAGTTCGGATCAATTGAAACATGGACTTTCTCATTGGGCTTATCCAAGTACCTGGAGAATCCTAACTCGGTGGTATTTGTCGGGCCTGATCTGGAATCTTGGATTGAAGACCCAACACCAGGCAATGAAATGTTCATCAACTGGGAGAAACCATACCCTCACGTATTCGAAGAAGAACACATCGTTTACAAGGCTGATGGTGGAATCATTTTCAAACTGGATCAATACGAAAACAAGGACGGTGACGGAAATAAACGAAAGTACGATCAATTCCTTGCCGTTTCAATGGAAGGTCTGGTTCTGGTTCGTCAAATAAGACCGTACAACGGAAGCGAGGATGTATTTGATACATTCATCGCACCTTATCAATTCCTGCAATATCCAATCTATTCGGTTGGGTCGGTTATCTGTGAAATTGAAGATGGCCAAATCGTTTATGATTCAATCCTTACTCCTTGCCTCCCTGCATGGAATGATGCCTTGTTTACCAATGATGATTTGTTGGTCAATAAAGCCCTTCATTCGAATCCGATCTTTTGGCGTTATAAAAACTCCCCATGCAAGACCTGTAACGGATCAGGCTTGTTATCAGGAAAGGACAACACCCAACGCACTTGTGGAAGCTGTAACGGAAACGGACTGGGTTCAGAGGGTTCACCATTTGCCTCCATCGAAATAAATCTTCAGAAGAAGAACGCAACCAATCCAGATGTCCAGTATCCAACTGGCCCTCCTGCCGGATATATTCAGCTCGACATTGCGGCCCTTGAAGCCCAAAAGAAGGACATTGATGATGACATCTACCGAGGCTTTCAGGCAATCGGAATCGAACTGTTAGCCAATGTACCGGCATCACAATCCGGCATCGCTAAACAGTACGACCGGAAGGAATTAAACACGTTCTTCTTTCAGGTTGCCGTTCACCTTGGTTATCTCATCGAAGAAATATCTTTTGCCATATTCCTGCAACGATACCGTACTGAAATCGAATCAAGGCTCTTGACATTGGATCAAATCGAGGCCAATAAACCCAAGGTAGTAATCCCGTCAGACTATGATGTCTTGACTACATCCGTCCTTTCTACTAACCTTTCTGATGCCATCAAAAACCAGTTTGATCCGATTATTACAATGGGGCTGACTGCTCAGTACACCGAGAAAGTTTTTGGTGAAAATAGCTATCAGTTAAAGGTCTTGAAAATCAAGACGGCCCTCGATCCATTGCAATTCATGACCACCGAGGAGAAGTTGATCCTGAAAGATTCAATGGGATGTACTGAACTTGACTACATCACATCTGCTTACCTAAATGCCTTTGTCACGGAGTTGATTGAAGCTGATATGGATTGGATCAATGAGGACAGAAAAAAACAAAGGGCCGATGTCAAAGCAATGGCCCTCGTTAAGCAGCAAGAAATTAAATCCGGATTGGTTACGCTGATGCCTGAGTAATGACCGAGAAACAACTTGAGATAATCAAACGGATTCAAACTCTCCAGGCTGAACTGGAAGAGGGCATGAATTCACGACTGCCTGAGATATTCAAAGGATTATCCGATCAAGTTATTGAACTGACCAACGACCTGCCTTTAGACCCGAAGAAAAGGGCCGCAAACATCCGGGCCATCATCGGGTTGAAAACACAATTGACCAATGTCATTGTCACCAATCCTGAATATGTAAAAGAAGTTGGTCGGGTTCTGGATGGGTTCAAAGACTTGAAGAAACTATCTGACCTGTACTTTTCGGAACTCATTGACGGGTTCAATGCGAAAGAAGTCTTGTACCAGGAAATCCTCAAAGCCAATGTGGAGATTACAAAGGATATGCTTCTGGGTTCAGGAATCAGGAACAACTTTGCCAATGCAATACAGGAGGTGTTGAAGGCCAACGCATCAGGGACTACCAACCGTACTTTACTTCAGAAGACCCTTAAAGAGTTCATAGAAGGCACGGATGCAGAAAAGGCATATCTGAACCGATATATCAAACAAACGACCTCGGACGCAATTATGACCTTCAGCAGGGAGTATGACAACACCATCGCTGCGGATTTGAATTTACAATTCTATTTTTATGCCGGAACATTGATTGCCGATTCCCGGCAGTTTTGCAGGGCCAGAGCAGGGCGATACTTTAAGAAATCCGAGGTCGAAAATTGGGCTAACCTAGGGAATTGGGACGGGAGAAAATCAGGTACTACAAAGACAACCATTTTCGCTTATTGTGGTGGATGGGGATGCAGACATCAATTGCATCCAATAACGAAGCTACAATACACATTGGCCGAGAAAAGAGGCTCAACCGGGTTGAAGTGATTCATATTCCGCAATTGATTTAAATATCTGAAACGCAACCTGGGGGACGATGGCGTTACCTGCCGCCTTTATGGATTCGTTTCGCCATTTAGGAAAGGTAATAGAGTCCAGTCTGGCGGAAAGCCCATCATCTCCAAAACAAATGGGGGATTGAGTTGGGAAGTTGTCCCACGAGGGACGTTGCATATTTCGTGTATTTGAACTGGCAGATCCGAATCCCCTCTCCAATTCTCCGATGGGCCTGCACTCCCTTTCCAATCGTTTGTCATTGGTGTCGGTAGCAATTCTCCCCTCAAAGCCATTCTTGTTAAACTGTTCTGACTGTCCCCCTTCCCTGCCTTCTCCGATTCCGTTGCACAAGGTGTCGGCAACATTCCCCTCAAAATTGCTCCCGATATTGTGTCCCTGTTTATCTGACTGATGCTGTTCACATCCGTTGCTAAATCGCTTGCCGTTGGTGTTGGAAGCATACCCATTATTGTATATGCATTTAAATTGCTTTGTATTTTCTTCGTTCTCTTCTCGTTTTGATTTGGAATTCTTCTGTCCTCCATTACTGTTACTGTAGGCAACAAACCAGACCCGATCTCGTCTGTGGGGAGCGTTGACGGCACAAGCTGGCAGTACAAACGGGAATACTTCGTACCCCTCAGCTTCCAGGTCAGCTTGCACTTCGTGGAATACCAACCCTCCTGACCAATTAACAAGGCCGAGAACATTTTCGCCCACAACCCAACTTGGCTGAACTTCTCTAATGACTCTAAGCATTTCCGGCCAGAGGTGTCTCTCATCTTCTTTGCCAAGTCTTTTTCCGGCTGCGGAGTAGGGTTGGCAGGGGAAGCCTCCTGTGAGAATATCAATTCTGTTTGCATATTTTGTAAAATCTGTTTTTGTTATATCTCCGAATCCTTCTGCTTCTGGGAAGTGATGCTTTAATACTTTCTGACCAAATTCATTCCACTCGCACCAAGCAAGCGTTTCCCAACCCATCCACCGGGCAGCAAGGCTGAAACCGCCTATGCCCTCAAATAATCCTAAGTGTGTCATTCTGTAATTTGCAACAAAAGTAATTAACTCAAACAATATTCAATCGATTATTTTTACAAAAAATTGAACCATGAATAGCTGTTTGGAAAATTTTATTGGCCTACGGGGTTGCTCAACCACCGAACCCGAATCCGGTGTGTATATTAATCAGTATCCCGGTATGTCAACTGAACTGATTGACAAGGTTGCATCAAGCGATCAGGTGACCTTCTCGCAGGTCTGGAAGGACATCCAACAAACGGCATATCTTGAACTGAAGACAAGTGTTCAAAAGGCTTTGAAGGACTTTGCCGGGGCAAGGTTGGATCAGGTTCTTTTTCAGACTTCACGGCTCTTCGTTCAACAATGGCAACAAATCAATCCCGTTCCTGAAGAAGCTATTTTCAAAGGTGTGTTCACATCAATCGCAGGTTCTAAGTATGCCGGGTTGAGGATCAAGAAAGCATACATCTACAATTCCGGTGCAGTTGCCGTTGCTAATGTGCCGATAAAGATATTCCAATGTCAGGATGGTACGGTATTGTGGGAAACAACCGTCACAGTTCAACCAGGTGCAAACACAATCAACATTGGTCAGACATTCGGGTTGGTTTTTGACAAGATCAACATTGCCATGTTGGTGGATTGCACAAACCTGCCAACATTAACCGGGCAATTCATTGACAACGGCTCATGGAACTGGCAGGGAATGGATGCCCAATGTGCCTCTCGTTATTATTCATGGCTGAACACATCCGGTTACAACATCTTCCCGGTGACCGCCCCATTGAACTATGGATTGGGTGAATTGTGGAATAATGACTTCAGTCAATCAGCCATCTATTGGGATGCTGAACTGCTCTGCTCATTGGATTCATTTATCTGCGGACAAAGGGAATTCCTTTTGGAATCATGGGGCAATTTACTGGCCGCACAGACGCTCCGTTTCAAGTTAGGGTCTAACCGTGTCAATTACTTCACACAATCCAACACAGAGCGCACAGAGCGTTCTCTGGTGACCTTTGAAAAGAAGTTCAAAGATGCCATTGATAATTGGGCTGAACAGTTGAACCTGGGTGCAGAAGGTTTGTGCTTCGACTGTGAAGATCAGGCGATGATTGCGACTACAGGTAGGAGGCCATAACATCAGATTGAAACTACAATATGCCGAACCATTCCAATCGTCCGGTCTGAAATTAGTTGATATTCCAAAGTATTTAATCCATCATTTGCATTAATTGGATTGTGGAACTTTTCAACATTCTGAAAATAAGTAGAATCGTTTTTTTGATGAGCGTGTTTTAAAGAAAGGAATCTGCAATTCCTTCTTTTTATTTTCAAACCCACTTTTTCAATTCTTCGTCTTAGTTCATCATCTTCTGCGCCCCATCCCCAAAATTCATTGGGGAAACCATTTGCCTTAATAAGATGATCGTGGGCTAAAATAGTCACGCCCCCAAAGTAATCAGGATATGGAAGTTTATAATTGAACTGCTGAACCTTTGTAGCGATATGAACCGGACAACTGAAATCCGGTTTATAATCGGCTAAAATCGGGATCATGTCCACATCGTGAAAAATGAAATAATCGTATTCGGTTGACTGATGAAATCCAATATTCAATAGTTTACCCCGATTAAATGGCTTTCCATTTTCCTGCTCAACAATAATGATTTGTTTACCATTTTGGGCTTTCAGAAAGGCAGACAGATGGGCCTCCCTGTCTCGATATGGCACAACTATAATCCCTTTTTTTTCTTCCATAATTGTAATGATTCCTGAAATCGGGTTTCAATTCTAGCTTTATGTTTAGAATCCCGTGAATACCAGGTATGAATCATTGAGTTTGCCAGAATGGTTGAAATTCCATCTGAATGCGTTTCACCTTTTAAATCTAACCTGCCGTTTTCAAATAGCTTTTCAAATAGCTTTTCAAATGGTTCTTTGTAAAATGAATTTAATTCGTCCATAGACATTTGATTAACAATTCTCCGACATTCTTTGACTTTGAAAACATTAAAAAACGGATTAGTCTGATTGTAATTTCCAAACCGATGAGGTGAGTTTTCAAAATTATCCGGCATTCCGGCAAATACCATTGTTGATTCATCGAGTTGAGAAACTATTTGATTCACTATTGACCAATCATAGATGAAGCAATCAATATCTACATTGACAATATAATCATCATCTGAATTAAGAATGTCCAGAAGGTAGTACAACGCCCCACGCCATGAGTCGTAACCCCAAACCCTAACGCATTCAATGTGATTAGGAATGAATTTCTTCATTTTATCCCAAGTATCACCTTCCCTTGATCTGGAGTAAACTTTAATTTTTGCCATTTTTCAATTCTAATTCGGTTCCGGTCAATGCGAAGTAAAGGTTCTGGAGTTGGTGGACGTAATTGATGTGAATAATATCTTGATTCCATACTCTAACTATTGTGTTTTTAGCATATGTTGTTACTGTCAAAAGTTGCCCATTCCCAACCCCTCCAATATCCCAATCTCTTTTGTGCCATGTCTCAAACCCAAACTTCAAAAGCCAGTCTTCAGTAAGTGAGATGGGTTCAAAGATGCCTTTTTCAGATTGGTTTAAAATCCCGTAAGCATTTACCTGATGCGGGTTTGGATTATCAGGATGTTGCACCCAATTGCCTATTCGTAATTCGTTTGCTTGTATCATTTCAAAATTCTCTGTTCAAAAAAGTCCTTATGTTGTGGAAAATTAGCGGTAAACATCCTTGAATACATGGATGAATAGTTGTTGTTGATTTTGAAGTCTTTCCCTCCTCTGATGGCAGTATTGAACCGGATTGAATGAAGGATGGCATCCGCACTAAAATGATTCCTTCCGACCCGAATCAGGGCAAAGGTAGCATCTTTGAACTGTTGCCAAATCTCAGGATTCTCAGCGTGATACTTTTCGAATTTGACCTGTTTAGGATCAACGGTAAAAAGGTTTAATTGGCTCATGGCTGAACGTGTCGATTGTTCCCGATGTGCTTACAATAACCTTCCAGAAGTGTTGCGGCTCTGAATCCATGCCGGAAATATTGTTTACCGACTAATTGTTCAGCTTGCCAAGGATTAGACGGTGACCAATGGATGTCAGCGTACATTGCTTTCGGGAATAGTTTCTGGTAATCTGCCAACCTGCGAAGACCAGGATTGAAGCTGAAGCCATGCCACACACCTCTAAACCCTGTCTTCATCAATTGATATTTGACACCAGATTCAAGAGTGATTACCTGCCCGATTGCCGGATGACCATTGCGGTCATTGGGTTCACGAATCCAGACCTGACAGGTCATTGGCTTTTCTTCCAGAATTGCAAGTGACTTTTGAATGAATCCGGTTTTAGTGAACTGCCAATCGTCTTCCAAATGAAATATGTAAGGGGTTGTGACTTCTTCATACATAATGTCAATTGCTTTAATCTGCCCGACTTTTCCGGTAAAGATTTCAAACGGCCATTGACCGTTTATAGACTTGCTGACAAGGTCATGCAGGATGGTCTTATGTTGATCCTTCAAATTTTGATCTTCGTAAATCAAAAACTTTTCGGGCTTTGGCCCATCCCAAAATTGAACAAGACTTTTGATTGTTGTTTCTAATAAATCCCATCGACCGCAGGATGTAATGCATACTGTTATTTGATTTTCCACTTTGATAAATTTGAAACGTGTGTAAAAATTGAATCTCGATAATCCCCAAACCTGCAAACATTTGCAGTTCCTTCTTTGTCAATCGATAAAACGACAACCTGACTATCTGGGCTAATGATCCGGCCCTTCTCACCACGAAGTAATCCTTTGGGATAGTAAATCCCATATTGATTAATGGGTGATTCCATAATGACGCAGGATTTGAGGGGCTATAAAATAAATCATGAATATGATTACGCAGATTGTAATCATCAACCAACTGAAGAGTCCCAGATAGGACTCTTTCAGTTCGTTACGGGTTTCTCGGTTAGGCAACATCTGATTTAACGAGATACTGATTGTCAATGATTGTCAAAAGAGTTCCTTTTTCAAACTTGATAAAATCAGCATTAAAGGCTTCCTTTTGCATCATGATTGCCAACTTTGTTGTAAACACATGAACCCAAAATTGACAATTACCAATTTCTGAATAGGATGAAATCAACACATTTGCTGAATCCGTTTGATCATTAATTTTGCTCAAGGTGATCGAACCTCCATAAAGTTTAATAGTTTCTTGGATGCCTGCCAATGATGAATCAATTATACTTAAACTGGTTCTTGGCTCTAAAGTTGATAAAGTTTCGATTACGGCTAAATGATTTGCTAATGTTTCCATGTTTTTTTGTTTTATTTTGTTGGGTCAAATATAGAATAATTCATTTCTAATTTGCAACAAATAATTTTAAGAAATGCCAAAATATAATTCTCTTCAGGCGTTTGCGGCTCAACAACTGGCTAACTTTCAGAATGCTACGGATGCAAATAAAGTTTTACGACAGGCCGTGATTGTTGTTGTCCCTGAGATGAAAAGACGCATTCAGAATGACGGTAAAAACACGGCAGATGTCAAAATGAAGACTAAGTCACCGAGAAAATACGGTGCTTATTCAAGGGCATACGGGCGATTCAGGAACAAGAAAGGAT